CAGGATTTTGTGATTTTGCTGCAAATGATGAAACATGCGTTAATGGTACATCTCCTTTTGTTGCTATAATTCTAGTACCAGTCCCAGAATTTGATGTTTGCCCAGAAACTTTATAAACTATTGAAGCGTTTTCATTTGTTAATAATGCGTTGTATGCCTTAGAACCCTCTTTTACTCCTGATATTGTTAAAGAAGCCTGTGCTCTAACTGGTATAGTTGCTGAGTTACTATTACCATCTCTAATCTTAACAGTCCATGTTGTATTTTCACCAGGACTAACCAAATCATTAACAGAACTATCTATCCAGTTTTCCGTTTGATATCCGTAGTTTGGTGGTGATGATTCAAATCCAGTTTGACTTACTCCATCTTTTAAAAACTGATACCAAACAGAACCAGTTGTATTTACGGCTGTTGCTTGTAATGTAGCTTGCGAAGGAACTGGGTTTAACCCATCCGAATCAAAATTTATAGTTCTTGATATTGGACTTCCATCTTGTCCGTCTAATAAATCTAATGTAACCGTACGAGCGATTGGTTGTGCAACACTTTTTGTAAATGTTTGAGTTCTGTTATATACTGAAGCAGTGTATTGATGTCCTGCTGTCAATGAATATGGATATACTACAATATTATATAATACACTTGCTGATACATGCGGATATTCAAACGAATTAAATGCAATTGTAGCAGTATCTGCTGATGATGAATGGATTATACCTACTGATATATTTGAACCCACTACACTACCGCCAGGATTAGCACCAAGACCTTGAATTCTAAATGTTCCAGGTGCAGATGACCTAGTTGTAAATGTTAAATAATCCGCACCCTCTCTTACTCTTAATGTTGTATTTGCTGCAATATAATTAGCCGGTGTTATATAACCTACTTCATCTGCTAATAATGTTTGTGATGATGGTGATAATATAACTTCAACAGGAGGTGCACCATCCATTATTTTTTTATAGTTCTGTGTGAAACTTGCACTATAAACAGATGATGTATAATATGGTTGTATTTCTAATTTGTATGTTACACTACCACTTAAATCCGATAATGAGTTTGCAGTTCCAACAAATAAAGAACCAGTATAATCTTTATTAAAACCAGGTCCTTTTGGTACGTTTATAATATAACCAGAATTTATTTTATCAGATGTAAATGAGTTTTGTACTGCATAGAACGTACCATCTTTTCTACTTGCAGTATAAATTAAATATCTAGAACCTTGCTTTAATCTAATTTCAGTAACCGATGATGAATAACTTAAAACTTCTCCTTTTGGATTTGCTTTTAATTCTACTGTTGCTGGAACTACTTCAAATACAACAGGTTCATCACCAGGTTTACCTTCAGGAACAATTGTAAATGTTTTATCAATACTAACGGAAGCCGATGTATATGGCTCGGTATATGTATAAGTTATTGTTAGTGTCTTACTTTGATTTAATGGACTTCTAACATAAGAACCCAAAAATGAATCATATGAATTATTTGTAGGTTGTGATTTTATTTTATTATTATCATCATCAGTTGCTACAACAGAAATATTTGGATTCCATGTACTACTATGAGTTACATAATACATCCAATATTCAGGAGTAAAATCTTTGTTTATTGACATTGATGGATAAATCGTCAATGATGCTGTTAATGGATTTGTATTAGTTCCTCTTACATAAAATGAACCGGTTACATTAGAACTTACAGGAATAAACGTACTACCATTTCTAAAATTAATATTAAAGTGGTCAGTATCATAAGCAAAGAATCCAGAATCTAATCCATCTTGAAAATCCGATAATATTATTGAAGTTAGTACAGATGCAGATGCTATATAGGCAGGTGGACCATGCAAAGAACAAGATTCCATTAAATATACCGTCAATCTTTTATTTATAGAATCTCTATCAAATACCGCGTTATAACTAATTTCTTTAGTACCCAACGAACCACTAACTAATCCTTTAATAAATTTACTAGCGGTAGCATACATTAAAGTTACAAATCGTTCAGGTTCAGTTGCTGGATTTAATGATGCTGATAATACATGCAGTTGTGCTTTATTCCAACCTCTATTAGGTCTAGCAGTACTATTTAATAAAATTTCATTTACACCATCTACTCTTATTGCTTGTATTTCCAAACTTTGAGTACTACTATTTCTAATATCAACACCTCTATACGGTCTAATAATATGACTAACTCCTCCAAATCCATCCAATACTCTACTAAACGTAACGGTATCAGTAAGCCCCTCCACTTCACCTGTTACAACTATATATTGAACTGGTATATCATCTCTTGAACCAGTAAAATTAGTTACCGTCATAAACGGATTATCAGTTGTTCTATTTGTTAAAAAGCCAGGAAAGTTTGAACCCGGTCCTGTATATTGAGATGAGTTTAATAAATTACCAAATGCATCGTATGATTGTGATGTATATGTAATAGATCCTGTTAATAAATTTTTCTCAATTGAAAATCCTAAAAAAGTTGGTGGTACTGGGACAGATGCCGAATCAAATGTAAAGTATAATGCGTTTGGATTGAACCTTAATGATTTTTGTAAATTTTGTAAATTACCACCATTAAATTGTTTTACAGCTTCAACCGTTACGGGAATAAAATTGAGATTAATATCATAAAATTCAAAACGATATAAAAACGTTTCTACTGGTAAACTTCTTGGTACTGGTTGTATGAAAGTAATTGCGTCAGGAGAAAAGGATGTTTCTTGCGATGCTTTAAATGAAACATTTGCAATATGCCATCCACTACCTTTTACTTCAAAATAAATTCTAGCATTTTCTATTTCTTCCGCTATTATATTATTTGTACTTGTTGATTTTTGTAAAAGACTATTATCAGAATATATGGTAGCTATCGTTTGGTCAACTTGAATTGTCTTAGTTACATTTTGATATGTACTTTGCTTAGAACCACTTAAAAAAGCTCTAATATAATTTTCCGATGAAACATTTTCTAATAATCTTATATTAAAATCAAGAGTATATTCCCCTCCTGTTGTAATTGGTATAGTTGTATCAGTTGTAGTTGTTGTTGCAGAGTTTACATCTTTGACATGAAACCAATATGGAGTATTGCCGCCATCAAGTCTTACAGAAGAATAAAGATAAGTTTGGTTAAATGTTGTTACAAGTCCTACATTAGATTTGTTCCAATATGTAGATAAAATGTCTTGAGTGAATATACCATAGTTCTCTTGATTTTTAGTTTTAGTACCGGTATCAATTAATAACTCATTAGATTCTAATTGTATCTCTTGAACAAATTGATAATCAGATACATCCGATTCTGATTTTCTGAAAACTCTAACTCTAGCAACATCCCCAACAAAAGTTGTTAAATCGTTAATATTAATTTTTGCGTAAGAACCAGTTAATGCAGTTGCTATATTAGTAACCCCTTCGATGTGTCTAAAGTTAATACTATATGGTTCTGCTGTAAATGATTTTACAATATTATTTTCTGTGTATGGTTGTACTACTACCAATTCTTTATCACTAACAACAGATTCTACTGTTGATGTGTAATTTAAAGTTGGAAATGTTATATTACTATCCACCATAGAACCAGTCCACCAACTCATATTAGTATTTGGTATTTTTATTCTATAAGAAGTTGGTGAATTAAAGTTGACAATGCTTGTATTTTCAACAGGAACCAGTGGTTGTCCTAATGCCAATCCTGTTTGAGTTTTTGTTACAAATCCAGCAGAATATATTGGTTTAACTAACTCTGTAATAGAAACTTTTGGTCTTCTATAAAATCTTACCAAATCTTCGTTTGATAAATTTTTATTTAATGTAAATATCCTTTCCCATTTAACATTATAAACTCCTTTCCAATCATCTGGAATATCTCTTACTACTCCGTTTTCATCTATATAGGTTTTTAACTCACCTAAGATAGTAATTTTTGCTTGTCCTATTGGCGTATCTTCATATACATGTACGGAAACTATTTTATTAATACCTTCATAGTATTCAGGAATACCATCACCTGGTTCAGCATATACAGAGTTTCCTTGAACATCAACAATATGAATTTTTACTTCAGTACTTTGCAATAAATGCTCAGAACCTTCAATTAGGAATCCATTCTTACCCCCAGTAAAAATTTCATTAAAATCAGAAATTCTAAAATATACAGAATTTGGTGCAGTATCTGTTATGAATGTTTTATACGTCGATAATGCGGGCTCGTATGTATCTCCGAATTTTTTTAATCTTGCCATGTATATTTTCTATTAATTACTAATAAATATTGAGTTTAATATTTATAATTAGTGAAAACTAAAGAAAACTAAAAAAAACTAAAGAAACGTTATGAAAAAATATGCAATGATACAAATAGATGCTCAAATACACCAAGCATTAAAAGAATTTTGTAAAGAGAAAGGATATAAGATAAATGGGTTAGTAGAAACCCTTATAAAAGAAAAGGTGCAGTCTTTGAACAAGACCACACCTAAAAATGTATTACCGGTTACTAGAAGTTAATCTTACTAAAACCATCTATTTTTTTAATTTCAATAAGTCCATCCACAATATCTCTCATTTGTTCTAAGTGAGAAATAACCCAAATGAAATCGAATTGAGTTTTAAGATATTGCATCATCATAAATAGAGATGATAGGTTATCTGCATCCAATGTACCAAACCCTTCATCGATTACTAAGAAGTTAGGTCTAGGCAGGTTGCATATGTTAATTAGAGCCACTCTAATCGCTAATCCCGATATGAACTTCTCCATACCACTACACATCTCCAAAGCCCATTCCTGGTCTTCGTAAACGATTCTAGCGTTAATGTTCTTTCCATCGGTATCCATTGATATTGAGAAGTCTACCACTTGTCCTAATATATTGTTCACTTCGTTTTCAATTGCTGGAAGTGCTTTAGATATTAGTTCGTAAGGTACTCCATCTTTCTTAACTGCATCTAAGTAGAATGTATATAATTGGTTTTTACTTTCCAATTCTTTTACTTCTTCCATCTTAGCTACCATATTGTCAATGTAAGTTTTTGTTGCACCTACCTCTGACATTAATTTCAGCATAAGTTTGTTTACATCTGATATTTGCTTTTCAACACCTTGCTTCAATCTACGAACATTTTGAATTTGAATATCTAATGCCTGATTCTTTATAATTGTTTCTTCGTTATCATTATATCTTTTAATATCAGCATTTACAGTTTCCGTTTGAGTTTGTAATAATTCAATTTTAGAATCTGCGGTTCTGATATCACCTTCTAATCTTTCTTTAACTATAACCAATCTTTTATGTTCGTCAGTCCATTCTTTCCATTGTTTGAATTGGTCTTCAACTCCGTTTAATTCTCCTAATTGGTTTATAAGAGCACCATGTGAAATATTTAGGGTTTCTAATTGAGTACCCTGCTCTCCTAATTTCTTTTCGGTTTCCTTTGCATCCTTTACGAATACATTGTTCATACAAAAGTTACAATTAGGGTCATACTCATGCTCTGCTAAATGTGATAACTTTTCTTTGTTATGTTCAATAGCACTTTCTAATAATTCAATTTGATGTAAGGTATCTTTAATCTGTCCTTTAACTAAATTCAATTGAACTTGAGCTTCACCAATATCCGTACCATTAATAGTAACCTTTGACTCAACCATTTCTTTTGCTTCAAATACTAATTGTTTTGTTTCAGTTAGTTTTGTGGTTTTATCAAATTTAGCATCACCCCAAATAGTTAAATCATCGCCAATCTTTTTTAGTTTAGAGTTTAATTCACCTATATTTAGATTTCCTTGAATTGGTATTATTTGTTGAGATATGGTTACAATTTGTTCCTCTAAATCACTCTTACGAGTTTCTAATTCTAACTTCTCCGCATCCAAACTATCATATTCCTCTCTCTTTGAATTCAAGTCGGTTTCTTTTTGGGCTAATTCCGAAGTGAAGTCGGTCTTTCTGAAATTTCTGATAAGTGCATTCACATCTTTGATATCGTTGGTAGCAGTATCATACAGCTTATCAAATATATCCAAGCCCATAAACTGAGCCATCAAGTCCTTTCTCTCCGATTGTGATTTATCAATGAATAGTGCGTTATTAGCTTGTAGTGAAAGGGCAGTCATAATGAAATCCTCATATCTTCCTACATAGGTTTCAATGACTTGGTTGGTATCTCTACGTTCCGTTCCGTTAAGTGATTCTCTACCACTATCTCCTTCTCTCCAAAAATCAACATCTACTTTTACGTTCTTTCCCTTATTGATTGTTCTTCCCTCTCTACGAATACCATATACAACTCCATCAACGGAAAATTCTAATTGGCAATGGAAATCAGATTTACGATTGTTCATAATAGCAGATGCTTTATAAGCCCTACTACACTTATCAAATAAACAAAATGAGATTGCATCAAATAGGGATGATTTACCTTGCGCATTTGGTGCGAATAATCCCATCAATCCAGTTACCTTATCAAAGTTAATTACATTTCTTTCTCCGTATGAAAACATATTACTGAAATCAAAGCGGATTGGTTTCCAGCTTATGTTTCTTTGTAGTTCTGATGGTTGTATTCTACTATTAATGTCACGATTGATTTTCTCTATTCCAGCTAAGTCCTCTTTGGTTACGAATGGCATCATACGTTCAATATACTCCCCTATTAAAGAGTTTTGATGGTTTATATCAGCTATACTATCAACCTCCAACCTTGCTTCTCTATCGTTGGTTTTCTTCTTATTAAATGTATCCGTTCTAATGATTGTAAAATCCTCCACACCATACTTTGCGGTAATATCAGCCATCATTCTCTTTGTATCTGCGGTATCCGTATTAGTTATCCTCACTCTTAAACGAGGATACAACGGCATATCAGTTACATCGGGTACAATACCACCATCAACATCTAAAGTATAGTATCCGTAATCGTTTTGGATATCAACTTCCTCATAGGTCATTGTATCTAAATCCCAAACTAAGAATCCGTGCTTGTCAAGGGTTTCACCAAAGTTTTGTTGTACCAAAGAACCAGCATATACCACCTTACATCCGCTTGGTGATACCATCTCTTGTCTTTTATGGATATCTCCTAATAAGGCTAAATCATATCCATCAAATATTTCAGTTGTGAAGTGTCTACTACTGACCACATACCCTATATCGGTTGTAGAGTTATCAACAGGTCCGTGAAATAGTGCAATCTTCTTATTACCAAATAGAGTATTAGCTTTTGGCCAATTATCTTTGTTATCAAATATACTGAATACTGCAAAATCAACATCTCCGATTCCATAAACTTGCGTATCCTTTAAATACGTTAGGTTTGGTAACTTCAATGCATCAACGATTGGAGTAAGTACATCCAATCTGTCCGAATTGTTCATATTACAATCGTGATTACCAGCGATTACAATAGTAGGACATAGTTTGTTACATTCCGTAAACAACCAACTAATTTCACTTACCAATTCAGGACTCATTTCCAATTTAGCATGAGCTATATCTCCAGCTAAGTAAATAATAGAATCTTCCGTTCCTCTTTTTTGTATTTCCTCAAACATTGAGTAAAATACTTGTCTAAACTCTTTGTGTCTTTTTATATTACGAATGTGTATATCCGCAATGTGATAAATTCTCTTTAACCTCATATATTATTTAGTTTGGATAGAACTAAGTCATCCCATCCAGTTTGTTTTGCTCCCTTTAGGAGTTCGTTTACTTTTTTAAATCCCATTTCACCAGCATCCTTATCAGTTGGTATAATGTTACGAACTTTAATTCCGTTCTTTAAAAAGTAATCAGTATGTTTAGTTGAATCTGCAATAGCATCTGAATCTAACATAATAGTTACTTCCTTAACACCTTTCTCTATAATCTTATTCTTTAATTTACTTAATAAGAACTTACCAAGCAAAGGAATACAATTTCTCTTAATTGAAAATGAATCAAATACGCCCTCACATAAAGTAATGGGTTCGTTCCAATTGATTTGATTATCAAACACAATTACATCTCTATTAACGGGCGGATTCTTATACTTCATTCGTTCTTCTTTGTAATATGAACGAGCTACAAAGTAATTTAAGTCACCATTCTCATCATACGATGGAACAATAACTCTACCAAAGTATAATCCTTCCGAACAATACCCAATATTGTATTTAACAATATCAGCTTGTGTAATTCCTCTTTCTTTAAGGTAGTTAATAGCTTGATTGTATTCAGGTTGGAATCCATTTGGTTTGAAGTGTAATTGTTTGAATTCTGATGGTAATTGTAACTTAGCTACATACTCATCTTTCTCAACTAATGTATAATCATCCTCACCATAGATATCTTTCAATCTATTAAGGTCTCTTATATCTACATTGAGTTTGCGAAGGAGGGATTGAATACTCCTACCCTTAGAATCACATACCCAGCAGTGCCATCTTTGAGTATCTAAGTTTACTTGAAGTTTTTTCTTATGGTGGTTACAAAATGGACAATGGTGAGCCTGCTCATTTCCCTTTAAGGATGAACCTACACCCAGTGTGGTGTCTAAAATGTTAATGACCGTTAGTTTATTCTTCCCAAATAGCATATTATGTATATTCTATACAAATATACAACTTTTTTGGGAATTTACCAAATTAATGATTGGAATTCTTCACATCGTAAAGGAAATCAGCTAAAAACTGCATTTTTGCTGCAATTGGAGCTTTTGGTTGGTTTGCTTCCAACATTCCTTTAAGGTCTACTAAAGATGCAGCTGCTATTTGTAGTGCATCATCTTTTGCGTTTAAATAAGCTTCGGAGATTCCGTACTTCTTTGCGATTTCAGGTATTGTCATAACTTTAATTTATAATATCCCTACGGAAGAACTTCCCCATAAGGTTTTCGTTTATTGCTTGTTCGTTGGCAAGGACATCGTAATGAAATTGCCATTTAATTTCGTAATATGATAAGGATTTCTTTGAAAAACAAAATTGAATGATTTCTCTTTCAAAGTATTCAGCGTTTCCAGCTTTTACTTCCGACTTAATCCATTCGTTTGATGAATAGTATTTCTCCCAATCAGATGCTTTCTTTACAACCCTTTTACGAGTCTTTCCCTTAAGGGGCTTTAATCTTCTGGTTTGAGATAGAGATTTTTTACCTATATAGAATCTACCGGTTGGGATATGTATCATTTTATAGACAAACCCAACAGCACCTTCAGGTGTGGTTTCTTCTGTAACAATATTTCCATTAAATTTCCAGCTCATTGATTACTTCTTAATAATTGTAGAAGAATAAGTTTTAGTCGGAGTATATCCTCCTGTAAACTTACTACCTCCGCCCAATTCTCCGTATTTACGTCCTTGTGCTAACTTTTTATCGGTTAGTACTTTAGGGTCTGCGTTTTTACTAGCATCAACACCAGTACCTTCCGAATATGGAGTTTTATCGTTTACACTTATCTTTG